GTCCTGGGACTAACTATCGCATCACGTTTGATGACGATGGTCCTGGGGGCAGTGTTTTTGGTCAGGACCGTGTGTTCTACATTGGGGATAATGACGAGTCATGCTTTATCCCTGGCGTAGGACAGATCGATGAATGTGATTTTTTCAGACAACCAATCTATCGTTGGTTCCGTGGTGGCGAAGATAATAGAGACCATAAGTACACTCCCCGATCCGCTCTACGTTGGCCTGCTGACTTTACTGGTGAACAGACAGGTAAAGGTAGTGGTGTAGCAAAAAAATATAACAGAGAACCTCGTCGTGGCGATCCAGTATTCTATGTTTCTAGAAACGACAAGGGCAGTTATACAAATCCTCTAAATCATTGGTACAACAATGATAAGAATGACACATGGTTGACGACAAGTAGTTCGTCTCCTGGTAGTGGATATATTTTTATTGAGACGATTGGACATGTCTACTCATCTCTTTCTAATGCTAATGTCTATGCAGAGAGTGGAGAGACTGCTGTACCACTGTATGAGTATTATCGATCATCGTCTAGCGGCAAGAGAGATCACTTCTATACTGCAAGCCCTGCCACAGAGGTAAATCTGCAAACAGGAGTTGCTGGTGTTCCTGACTGTAAGGATCCTCGTGGTGAGGAATACCAGTACGTTGGTATCGTAGGTTATGTCTTTCTGAGTGACTCTGACTCTGGTAACAGAAAAATCTATCAGGATGTTGGTATCATTGGTCCTACTGGTTATGGTGCTCCTGTAAGTTATGCGACTCGTGCGGGTTGGTATGACTGGGAATCGCCTGATCTTGCAGGTCACTATCTATTACCTGGCACATCGCCTGGCATCTTTACTCATGAGAACTATGAATATCAGTTTGATGCTGATGCAGGACCGCTCAGAGCATACGACCAGTATGGAATGTTGTCTACTGCTGTCACTGCTTTCCGCAATTCGTTCTATCGACTGAAAACATATTCCGTTACTCAGCACCCAGATTCTAGATGGGGCAACCCAGACTACTGTGAGATCCTGAATACTGATGCATTATTTGAGTGGGCATACGGAAAAGCAGGTGCTGTCAAGGGATCTGTGCCGAAGTATCTGGAATTCCACTCTGCATTCGACTCTCAGTTCGTATATTATATCTTTGATACCTCATATCCATGGAAGGGTCCTATCTTTTCTGTGCAATATTCTATCAGTGACCGTAATCAGTGCCCTAATAGATCGCACAATGACCCCAGTGGTAACCCTGCATTGAGGAGATGTGTGTGTGATGAGTCCCTTGTCACCAAAGAATACTTCTCACACTTCTATGAGATCCGCGAAGACTCTTGGAAGACCACACAAACTAAACTACAACTCACCGATTTCTCTAATGAGTCCGTACAGAACTCATTCAAACCCGTAGACACCGAGTCTAAGACTATCTTGTTTAGGTACACCAGTGGCGGATTGGATAGATTTAAGGCAGGTGATGTCATCAATGGATGGGAGATTGCGGAATATGCCTATTTTGGTAACAAGTTGCGTTGTGGTTACATGGAACTGCAAGGCAAGGGAAAGGCATTTACCGCAGGACAGGTGTTTACACCAGCAGGTAGAGATGCTGCATCCATTGAAGTCCTTGCTGGATACGGGATTAAGGACAAGGCAGGGTTCTTTGGTGTATATGAATTCCCTAAGAAACTAAGTTACTACAAGGTAGAGATTGATAGTTCTGCATTGGTACACCAAAGGACGATCGACCAAGCAGAACTTAGTTGCACAGTTGATGAGGATGGACGTATTGAATCCATCATTATTGATAATGCTGGGTTTGGATATAAGAATCCTGTGGCACATATTCAAGAACCTACACTACTGAGTGAGTATGGTGCTATGGATATGGCACGAGAAGTGGCACAACAGTTTGAATTTGACGCACCTAAGTTCCGATCACCCACCAACAAACTTGAAAACTATGATGGGGAAGACCTGAACTTTGGATTCAAGAGGATTCAGAAGAACACTCAGGCAGTTCTGCGTGATAACTACGAGAGCAATATGCAGGAACGTAGGGAAGAGTATCCCTATGCCAACGATAGTGAGATCAAAATTGAGGGTTCTGATAAGAACAAGAACAAAAAAGTTCTACAAAGACTAAAAATCAAAGACAAGCAACTCCGAGTATCTAGTAGCGAGTCTCGTCGTAAGGGTAAAATGAAACCCGCTGTCATCGAAATTACCAAGGTGAACAAGGACGGATCTATTGTTGAGGTTCTAATCAAGGATAGAGGTAGAGGTTACGACACCAATCCCAACAATCCTCCTAAGATCTTTGTGGTTGAAGTAGAAAATGAACAGTATAAGATGCGTGGACCTAATACTACTAAGGCACAAGCTGCTGTTGCTGACACGTTCAACCCCAATAGTAACAAGCAAGACTACAAAATTGAAGGTCAAGATACGGTTACTGCCAATAGACAGACGCTAAAAGATGTCCTCAAAGGTAAAGTGAAGGAAGGTGATGACATCGATGGGTTCCTTTCCGTCATGGAGGATGGAACTATCGGGTCTTTCAAGACAATGATGAATGGTTTCAACGCAACTTACCCCACTGGGTACATCAAAATTGGTGAGGTTGATGATGTTGAGGTCACATCTTTGTGCAGTAACCTCCCATCGACCTGTGTGCAGATTCAATTTCCGCAATTAGTGTCTGGTTCTTTATTCACAGGCAAGGATGTGAAGAATATTACGGCACATAGTGAGCAGTTTAAGGACATGATGAGCACTCAGTACCCACTGGTTCAGAGTGCAGCAGCGGAAGCTGACAACACTGCGGGTAGATTGTCTAGTTTCTTTGGATGGAACAACGGTCAAGAGTGCATTAATATACCTCAACCGAAGTTTTACAACGTAACTAGGTTCGTTGACCTACCTTGTCCATACATTGATGAGCAAACTGGTAGGGCATTTGGTTGGGTTGTTTACAAATATTGCGGTTCTACCGCCGATGATGCCAACTTGAAGATCAATTTATCCATCAGAGGTAAGACAACTGGTCCATCTGGTGAAGATTTTATGGATTTTCTGCATGGATTACCACGTCCAACACTTACAGAACCTCGTCCAGTGGTCGTTGGGGATAAAAAGAAGTGCTGGAAGTGCCGCAGATCGCTTGCAGGAGGTGGTCAGGTAGTTGAAGGGCGTTGTTATTGGGATCCTTCGGGCGGAAATGACATCGTTTTTGTCCCTGTTGGACTAGAAGAGAACACTTTTGACTGGCAGAGGAGTGGATTTAGTGAGTTGGATCAACTTGCTGTGTGGTTGGGGGACAATTTGTTCTCATATCGCACCAGAGCGGACTCATATACTGTCCCAGACTCATCAACAACTGATCCAGATACGGGTGTGACCACTACAACCACTGGCGGAACGTTCACAAATCCCACATTTTACACTGCATCCGTCGAAAGATTGCAGAATGGGATGCCAAAACATGAATGTTGGGACACATATGTGAAAAGAACTGGCGGAAATGGCAACTCTAATGGAGTTCTTGATGTGTATAGCGCATATTATGTGGATGGATCTGGACAATCCAACACCCAGGGGAGGACTAATGGCGAAACTTTCTGGGAATCTCAGATTTATCAAGGATATCCTGTCACTGCAACATGCTTCTTTGGTGTCTCATACCTCTATGCACTGCTGTTTGGCACTGGTAGCAACAGTGCTGCTAACGCAAATGAGTTCTGTTTAGAATATGTGAACGATTTGTCTATCTCTATTGACCCTCAGGTGATGGATCAGTTTGGAATTAAGATGGGACCATACTCAGGTACACTTGGAATTAAGAATTGGAGTGCTGGATCAGCTATGGTCTTTGGTCAAACTGCCAAGCAGATGGGCAATCCTTTCTTTGATGAGTGCTCTGGTGGTGTCTTTGCTAATAGAATTGAGGTGATCAATGCTAATCCACCAATTCAACAAAGAAAGATACATAATTCTAGTTATGATCCTGGCGATAAGAAACTCCTTAGGAAGCAATACAGTAGTGCAAAGGATATTAAGTACACTGATGACTCTTGGGAGGAATTCTATGATGCTGATTTTGACTATCAAGATGAAGTCAACACTACTATCTCAGATTTCTCTACGGACGTAGACAACCTCTTTAACGGATAATACATGGCATTCGGTCTCCTACTACCAATTGCACCCGTCACGGGTCTTCCAGACTCGGGACACGGCATCTGTGTGCCTCCTACGGTACACTCTGTACAACCATGCAAGACTCCTCCAATCCCTTATAGCATCGTTATTAAGGAATGGACATGCTGGTGGCCACCACAACCATTAGTTCCTCTTACTGCACTCAACCCAATTAAGGCGACTGTGCTTGTGAATGGTCTTCCTGCAATGACTTTTGGTGATCAGTTTACTCCACACGTCTCAGTATGTACAAATATTGTTATCTACATGTGCCCTTGCCAAAATGCTCTGTGCCCAGTGCCAACTCCTGAACCTTGTTCAATCCTAACAATCGAAGATAATGCAGGAACAGGGCATATCAGGTTCTTATTCTCTTCAACATTAACTGTTTTTGCCAACAAATTACCTGTCGGACGAGTTCTAGATCCCCTTGGCATCGGAACTCCTGGTTGGATGGGGTGGTCATATCCTTGCAACAGCGTAGTTGCGTATGGGTCCCCCAATGTGCTATCATCTTAGGGTCCCAAAACGGAGAAAAATGGCAGCACGAGCAAAAGTTGGTCTGGTCAAGAACGACTGGCAACCTGGTAAACCCAAAAAGACTCGTCAGGGTCGGTCGAAAAACACCTCACTTAGCGCAACTTCACGAAATGGCAAACAAAAACGTTACCGTGGTCAAGGATCCTAAGGTAGAAACGACGCCAGAACTTGTCCAAGAGTCAAATCTTGGACTTTTTCATGCGACGATGAACCTTCCCCATGCTGCTGCACACTGTGGCATGTCTCAACGCGAGATGAAAATGACATTTCGCGAGTTTCTAAAATATAATATTCCCACTGACACTATAAATAATCCAGACCACTGATAAATATCAGTCATAATGTCAAGGTATAGGTTCCGATCAGAGCAATTTCTCTCACGGGGGTACAAGGATTTCTCTATGTCCTTTAACCAGAACCCCAATACGGAGGATTTCAGCACTGTCAAGAACGAGAATGCTATCAAGCAGTCCGTTCGGAACCTTATCTTGACAAATTTTGGTGATAGACCCTTTCAATTTGACATCGGGTCTCGCGTAACAGGACTTTTGTTTGAACCTTTCGACGTTTTTACGTCCGAGGACATTAGGGATGAAATTATCAACACGATTGAGCGACTTGAACCGCGTGTTGAGGTTGAAGATGTTGTGGTTGGTCTTTCTGATGATGAACACACCGTTGACGTTGCTATTGAATATCGCATTATCGGTGAAGAATTAGTTCAAGTAATCGAATTCCTCTTAGAAAGAACGTAAAATGGCAGCACTTCCGTCAGAATTAACGTCACTAGACTTTTTTGAGATCAAAGAATCTATCAGATCTTATCTGAGAACTCGTTCAGAGTTCACGGATTATGATTTTGAGGGTTCTGCTGCCTCATACTTGATCGATATCTTAGCATACAACACATATTATGCTGCATTCACGGCAAACATGTCGATGAATGAGGCGTTCCTTGAATCTGCGACTGTTAGAGACAACATCGTAAGGATTGCCAAGCAG